TTCAAGAACCAAAAACGGGAGATGACGTTAACGAGTGACGTACTCTCTGATAATAACGACCGTACAGTACTGTTAGCTTTCAGTTCTGAAAATCCAGTAGTACGTACTATCGGTGGTCAGGAATATAACGAAATTCTTCTGCATAACCCTGAGAACGTCAATCTAGAACGACTACAGAATAAGGCCGCTCTGCTTTATAACCACAACTTTGATAATCATATCGGCGTTATTGAGTCAGCCAGTATTGATGCTGACCATGTAGGCCGTGCATTAGTGCGTTTCAGTTCAGTTGGTATGGGTGCTGAAAAGTTCGAAATGGTACGTGAAAGTACTTTAAGCAAAGTTTCAGTTGGTTATTCCATTCTCGATTATCGAATTGAAGGTGACAACCTCCTAGTTACCAAATGGGAACCATACGAAATTAGCATGGTTTCAGTACCCGCTGACGATCTAGTCGGAGTAGGGCGTTCTCTTGAAGAAGAGCAGGAACCAGAAGTACCTGAACCCGAAAATAACGACGAGCAGCCAGCCGAACAAGAGGAACGAAACGAGGAA